TGGACAACAACTCCCCCAATTAGTATCAACCCCAGCCCTCGCCAGTTATGAATAGTATTGAAGAAATAAATAAACTTAAAGCTGACACAGAAACAATTAGTCAAAAAGCTAGATTAGATAAAGCTGGAGTAGATTCTTTGATGAGACAAAGAGATCGCCTGAAAGCAAAAAAATATTTATATCATAGACTATCTGCTACTCAAAAAGATGCAGAGATGAAAGCAAAAGCCGATGATGATATTGTAAAATTAGATAAAAAAATAGATGCAGCTGAAAAAGAGGCTGGTAAATCTTGGGCTAAACTTGAGTCCCATAGAATACACATAGATATTTTAAGGTCTTATCATTCAACAAAAAGAGAGGAACTAAAACAAGGGCTATGATGAAAAAAACAGAAAACTTTATTATAAATGCACCAAGATGGAATGCTGGTATCTATAAAATTGGAATTGCATTGTATAGAATAAAAAAAGCTAATCTAAATATTATTTGCGGTTATACCAGAAAAAGAGATGGTAAAAAACTTTGGGAGGGATCACTTTGGGTAAACGAAAGATTTTGTCAAAAATATCCGATAATTGAATACAAACTAAAAACTGGCAAAATGAAACTTTATGATGTTCCTTTAGACGACATAAAAGAGTTCAACAACCAAATACAAGAAAAGATATGGGCTAATAAAAACGCAAAAATTACCAGTCCTATTTATTCAGGAGAGCAAATAGCCCAAATACTAAAAGATAACCCAAATATAAGGCAAATAGCCGATTTCTTTGGCGGTGGTGAGTTGTTTCCAGAATAAAAAAAAACTTGAAAAAAAAACTTTTTTACGCATTTAGATATTAGGCACTATTAAACAAAGCTAGTTAAATAGTATGTGTGGCGGAATAACTCTTTAGTTGAGGGGTAACGCATAGCAGAGTGGAAGTATGGGCAAATGTCTGAGGTAAACCGAGCTAGTTAAAGTAGCGATTTCAATGTAATCTTAGCATTAACTCGTGAAATTTGTGGGTAACGCAAGTAGTCCCACCACATTAGCCTTTAATCGCTCAAATTTGCACAAAATAGGGGTACATTAGGTGAACATAAGGGGTACAAAACCCTTGAGAAAAAAAATTAAATTATTTTATCTTTTTTCTTTTACTGTGTTAATAAATCATATAGTTTATTAACAACAATTAACGAAAGGGTAAATAAAATGAAAAAATATAGATACGAATACTTTAAGAAAGATAAACTTACAGGAAAAGTTTTAGATTACACAGAAGCAACTGTTGAAGAATCTAATTTTTCACAAGTCTTTGACCATGTTTTGGCTAATCATTTTTATAGAGATGAAATGGCTGATGGTTTACACTATTATCAAGTACTGGTTTGGAAAGAAGGTGTAAAATTGGGTAACAAAGGCTTTGAAGAAAGAATTTATCTAAACAGTCAAGAACATAAGTTTGGGAGATAAATATGGAAACTTTATTATATTACTTCTTACTACCAACTTTCTTCGGAGGGTTGGTAGTATTAATTTTATTACTAGCTTATCAATATCAAAAATGGGAGGACAAACTTTAGTCCATAAAATACTTAATCTACGGACTATAATATATTTCAATCTATCTTATTTTTAAAAACGAAAGGGGGTGATGTTATGAATAAACTTTATGAAAATGCCGTAGTTGAATTTATTCCAAAAGAGAAAGGGTATAAAGTTTTCAATGGTCAGGCAATCGTTTCAAAAGTAGGCGGTAAATTCGTATGGTGTGATTGGCATTATGGTATGGGAATGATTGAAGCCACAGACCTTAAACTAGCAGACGATCAAACAAAAGTTGTTTACCAAAAATAGCTAGTTAATTGTTATAGCGAAATCTCTTGGGCGGATTGATCCGTCCAAGAGTTCGTTATCTTCTAACTCTGTTAAAAATACTTCTCCCTGAATATCTAATCCTGAATAAATATTACTTACTGTTCCTTTGAGTGTCTGTTCAAAATCATGAGTGCAACTCAAGTCTGGGTAGGTATCCAGAAGTTCGAAGCAACCAACAGCCCTATCCATCGTCTTAACTGTATAAAGAACTTTAACAATCGAAAATATATTGATTGTATTATGTAAGACTATTTTTATGTCTGTCATTTTTTCTTAAAGATGTCTGCACCTTTAAGACCATATATACTAGCAACTATTCCAATAAAGAGAGATTGATACCAAAAAGGAAGATTTGCAAATTTATCAAAAAATATATCTATCTTTTCTTGTATCATTGGATCATCACTAAATACTGACCATATTAAAAGCAAAATAGGTAAACTTACTAAGATCAAGACAAACTCATCTTTAAATCCTTGATCGTTTGATTGTCTAACTGCGGCTTGATATTCTACTTCACCATTTGCCATTTTCTGTGCGTGTAACATAGCGGCATCAGACTCTAACATTTTTCTTTTTTGCCTGTTAGTCATTATGTGCGTTCCAGCACCTACCGCTAGTTTTATAACATCTAATATCATATATTATCTTCTTTCCATTTCTGAACATCAAAACTAGGACATTCTTTTTCTGAAATTTCGTTATGACCAATTATCTCTGCTTCTGGATAATTAGTTTTTAATTGTTTTACTAAATCTAATAGAGCAGTCCATTGCTGTGCAGTAAAATTATTTTCAGCAGAGTTATCTTCAGCCATTCCACCCACCATGCACAAACCAACACTTTTATGATTATATCCTCTTGCGTGTGAGCCAGTATCACGAATGCTCCTACCAAGTTCCACCTCTCCGTTTCTTCTAATTATGTAATGATAGCCAACATCTCTCCAACCCAAATCTAAATGCCATCTTCTGATTTCATTCAGCCCAATATCCATTGAGGGCTTTGTAGCCGCACAATGGATAATGAGGAAGTCGGTAGACTTTCTTTCTTCCATTAACTAAACCAAGCCACTACGACCAGTATTATTACAATCCAAGCTGGGATTTTGTAATTCAACCAGTTCCAAGCTATATCTAAATATTCCCAAATTTTATCCATGATTACTCCTTTACTTGATTTTCCTATAAGGATCGGTGCTAAGTTTTACAACTTTATCAGGTTGTTTATTTGCAATTATTTCTTCTAAATTGTTTTTAATATAATGAACAACATTTCCAACAATACTTTCTTTAGTCAAATCTTCAGCAATCTTTTCAAATGTATCGCCCTTTTCTAAATTTTTTGTAATAGAAATTGCGTGTGCTTTTGCTTCCCTATCAACTAATTGATCGAATGGTTTTATGTTTATTGCAAATAATATCGGTGTAATTCCGTTTGGAGTTGGAGCAAAACCAACTCTTGCGAAAGCTCTATAATTATCAATATTAAGTTTTAGTATTCTACCAATAAGTCTATTTGTTTCCATTTTTTAACCTCTCTATTTCTAGTTCGCAATAATGTATGATTTTCTTTAAATCTTCAATACCATTTTTATCTTGGTATCTTAAAACATACTTGATTATTACTCCCTGAAAGAAAGAGAGTTTGTTTTTTGAAATAAACTCAAAAGGTTGTATTACATATTTTTTTATATAATGGTTGCCACCAACTTGTATTCTTAATGGTTTCATGGAACAACTTTATTCCATCTACCACCTTTATTCAATACCATCGGTAATAACTTTGGCAATCCATCAATAATAATTCCTGTGCCAATAATCGGTCTGTCTTTGAATAATTTATTGTACTCATAAGCCAAACTGTCTTTGTCTATCAGACAACCAACCTGAAGGCAAAAATGTAATGAATTAGGATTACCCCAATATTGAATATTAAATTTTGTATGATAATGACCTTGCACAACATTCATTCCATATTGCTGACCAAGTTTTAGAATATTTGCAGTCTTACCATGACAAAAATAAATATCTTGTCCATTACTAGCTTTAATAATTATATCTTCATGCCATTTCCAACCTTTACCAACTTCTAAAAATTCGTTGTACTCTCGGATAAATGCTTTAGGCAATCCATGTGTAAGTGCTTTTCTAAAAACTAAACTTCCATGATTACTATGAACCAAATCCATTTTTGGAAATAAATCTTCTAATTCGTGTATTACCTTAACTGCTTTTTTTAATTCATCACCAGCACTTGCAAGATCAGGATTAGGTGAGTGATAACTTATTGCGTGTCCGTCTATTTCGTCCCCAATATTTACAATCCTCGTTGGTTTGTATTTTTTTTTGATTGCTCGTAAAAAATCTATCATGTCCACATGATGATGGGGTATGTGCTGGTCACTTATGACCAGAATACATTTCTCCATAAGGTCTCCCCTCTATAATGTAAT